ATATAACATAAGATAAATTATCACCCGTTACATCTTGAAACACTCTCACACAATCTATTACACAGTGCGGAGCGGGTAACTTCTACCTTACATCGTTACATCTTGTTGCCGTTACATCATGTGAAGCATTGTAAAACGTTCGTTACAAAGTGTCAAGCGTTTTGTTACGACTGGCACACTTGCTGCTTACTGCCTGAATCCCTTACCACATCGTACGCTGTCGCGTTCCGCAGTTCTCGTTCATCAATCAGTGTGTGCAGTATCGCACACTTTGTAACCGTGTGTCAAGCACAATCTACTTGACACTTCGTTGCGCTTGCTGTCTCAACGGCAACCATTACACCATACGATATGAGGGGTTGTCAACACTTTGAAACAAGTATGTTACATATGACAAACCCTAACAGGTAGGGATTACACATTGACAAATGATGATAGCTGTGGGCTACACATAGTGCATATACACACATACAGGCAAAAGAAAACCCGCACAAGGCGGGCTCTCTATTTACAACACTGCGGCGTACTGTCCTGCAAACCCTAGAACGAGTAGGGCAACGACATAGCCTATTACTACATAGCTCTCCATAGCTAACCCCGAAGTTGTTTTTACGTATTAAGAATAGCAGAGCTATGCCGCTTTTGCTTGGTCTTTTCCTATCAGGAAATCGTCCCGATTGCCTTGCAACCAACGAGGAGGTTTACCACGCCCGCTCCATGTGTTTCCTGTAGCTGGATCACGATACTTAGGCTCGATCGGTGCCATTGCCTTGCGTTGCTTGAATGTACGCGGGCCTTGCTTGCCATGGGGTAGGGTAGCTACATCATAGAATCCCAAGTCACTAGCACCAATGCCTAGTTCATCCATGATGGATTTAATCTGCTCTATGCCCTTGGCTTTGCCTTCTGCTCTCACGGCTTCAATCTTTGCCGCTAGTTCTTCCTGCTGCTTCAGTAGTGCCTTCAATGATTCAGCCATATGTCACGCTCCTATGTATGTATGTACGCGTGTTGCGTATGTTGATGATAGCGCATGCTATACAAAAGACAAAGCCCGCTAAGTGCGGGCTTTGGTTAGGGCAGGGTGTTTGCTATTCGCTTTGCTGCTGCCTTGGCTACACATATTGTATCACTGAGGCTGATTGATCTAACTCCACCTGATGTACTCGCGTTACTATCTGCGAGTGCTGCCCCGAAATAACTTTCCACAATAGGCCAAAGTGCATCCCATTCCCGCAATGGTATATCGTTAAAGCTTTCGTCAATAGATGCCTTGATCCGCGCAACACCAATAATACGACCAACAGCACGAACCAATCCATCAGTCACGAATTGATCGTAATAAACATCATGTGAGCATTCATTGTTCATGTATGCCGCACGGTTGTATTTGATTGTCATGTCAAAACCCCTTAGCTAATTCACAGAAGTAAATCTCACCTGACGCCTCAAAGCGTAGCAATGCTTCTTGCTCCGCTTCATTCTCATTCATTGCTTGGACGACAAGCATGTGTTTCTCACCATCGACAAACACTCCAACCCAGTAGTCTTTAAGTGCCCACATTAACATAATGGCCTCACACAACCCCGTATTTATTTAATTGTTATGCGCTGATGATAACACTGTTGCCTAAGCTCCAGTGCATAGCGTTAGCCGATATAGAACGTTGCGAGCTTGTACCCCTTTCGCTCACCTAGTTCATACACGAACAATTGATTCTCAATCTTCAATAGCCTGTTCAGTTCAACACCTGTGGCAATGTCGTTTTGATTGCCATATTGCATGGTGACATTCATCTTATCACGGTGCAACTCTTTAAGGATATTGAAGCGATGTTGAACAGACGCGGCGTGTAGTTCATCAAAGAATAAGGAAGACTTATTCTTGATAACGAAAGTAACCTTTACCATTGTCAAATCCCTTAGTTAATGATGATAGCGTTAAGCCTTGCTAACCCAAGGCAACACGCCGTAGTTTCTGTCTTTGATATAGACATACGACACACGCGTTTGCTTGTGTTGCACCCAGTTTAGCAACGCTTGCCGATCTTTCGGATTGTCAATCGTTAGCACTTCGTTAGCCAACATCACGAATGATTCAACCAATCCACTAGATGCTGCTGCATACATTGCGCTTGATTGCCCATCGTGCCAGTCCTGCATAAGCTTGCGTGCTGTTTGATTGCGGATCATGTTATTCCCCTTTGATTAGTTCGATACGAACAAACGTTGTGCAATCTTGCCCAACACGGCACGACTCTACAAAATAGAATCGAAAGGGAAGGACCATTGCGATACGTGCAATGAACGATGTTTTACGAACGATCATACCTTGTCCCATCCGAACGGCACGACACGAGTGCGCGCACCATTAACTAGCTCGCAACGCATACGAGAGCATAGCTCAGCGTATGCATTCTTAGCAGCAAGGCGCATGCTCAACGTGTTGTTACGATTGACGTAATCGGCCTTCATTACCTTGCGTGCTTTGAACATGCCTAGCAATTGCTTACGTGTTGCATGTACGGGCATCTTGCCGTCAACCATTACAGGGGCAGCGTGATTGATGATAGCGTTGTTTGATTCGATAGCTGCATCTACCTGTTCTAGGTTGACACACTCAGTTATGGGCTTGCCCGCCTTCAGTTCTTCACACATCTGTCCTAGTGCTGCCCAATACGCACGCCCGCCAGCTTGATAACCTTCAAAGTAGGCTAGGGCTTGCCATGACTCACGAGCGAAGAAGTATTCACGGCGTGCAATGGCATATCTGTTGTTGTTCTTGTACGCACCAATGAAGTCAGATTGACCCATCGAAAAGAATTCTGCTTTGCTCTTTGCCATGATTGTTGCCCCTTGTTAGTTAGTAGGTCGTGCTGTTTCGCAGCACTAGATTGCACAATACACACTCAGTTACAAAGTGTCAAGCAATAGCTACTATAGGTGTTTATACCTAGTTGTTTACCGGCAACACATACTAGCAATGCCGAAGGCGTGTTTTTAATACATGCCGAAGGCGTCAAAGCCTTATCACACCTAGCTCACAGCCAGAATGATGCTCTCTCTATACCAATGAATATTGCATGGGAGAGACATTGTACCCCAAACATAGGCAACCTACATGCCACACCGTGGCGTGCTTGTCAATTAGTGTTTACACCTAGTGTGCATACTCACTTAAGCTCCAATTTGACATAATGCAAATTATCAACTGTCCGCAGGACGTTCTTTCTCTACCACAAACCCCACCCCGGGGGATTGGGGGTCTTGATCCTATGTGCACTCCACCTTCAATTTTTCTCAGAGAAATGTAAACAAATGGCTCCCTAAGTAATAAATATGTCTTATGGCCGATAAATGCTTATGTAAACAAAGAGGAGGATTTACATGAGTGTAATAACAGATATTGCCGCTAGTCCATCTGTAGCAGTTCCTATTGCCGCAGGCGTCACTGGAGCAAATCTAATAGCCATGCTTCCCATCTTCATCAATGTAGCTACAGCCCTTTATCTTTCTATGTTGATTGGGCATAAGGCTTGGGTGTGGTATAGGGAATGGAAAGGCAAACAACAAATACAAGATAAGGATGAACTGCCTTGAGTAAGATTACATTAGCTACGGTGACGAGTGGGCAGAATATCTCGAACATCAATAACAATTTTCAAGCAATTGCAGATGCGTTGAACAATGCAGTGCTGTACAGGCAGAACCCAACAGGGGAGCCTAATCAGATGTTCAACGATATGGACATGAATGGGTTCAACATCCTCAATGGGAACGCAGCTTCGTACAAGAGCGTAACACTGAATGGTGTGCCTATTGAGCCTACGGATGTAGCAATTGCTAATAGCTTGAAGATTGCAAACAACCTGAGCGATGTAGCAAGCGCTTCTACGGCTCGTACCAATCTTGGGCTTGGGAACGTAGATAACACTTCGGATGCTAACAAGCCAGTCAGTACGGCACAGGCAGCAGCTCTTGCTCTGAAGCTGGATGCGGCATTGGCTGCGTCTACGTACCTGTCTCAGGTTAATGCGGCAAGTACCTATCTCACACAAGCCAATGCAGCTAGTACGTATGCCACCATCACCAATCTTGGTCTGAAGGCACCGATTAACAATGCTTCGCTCACTGGCACAACGAATGTACAGGCATTGACGGCTTCAGGGCTCATCACTCCTGCGTTCCCATCAGGTGTTAAGGGCAATGTAACAGGAAGCCTTGTATCGGCTGGAAGCAGTGGTGAGGAGCTTAAGAATACCCCTTCGGCTGTAGGGTTGACAAGCAACACCCTAGCCAACATTGGCTCCCTCACCCTCACAGCAGGTGATTGGGAAGTGTACGGAACCTGTGGGATTACACCAGCAGGCACTACTACTGTCAACGCCATCAACACTGGCTTTACTCTTACTTCGGCAGGACAAGCTTCTGGAGCGGACCTCGTTCTTCTCCAAGTGAATGTACCGGCAGGACAAGGCACTTCGCTTCCTGTTCCGAATAAGCGTATTACGGTGTCTACCTCCACTACGATTTATCTCACTGCGGCAATTGGCTTCGCAGTTAGCACCTGTACGGCTACTGGCTATATTCGGGCACGTCGAATCTAATAAGGATAATAATGACAAAAATTGTACTAGGCGATGCCGTTAGCGGATATAACCTCGCAATTATCAATGACAACTTTGAACGCATTCAGGATGAACTGAATAACAAGGTGCTGTATCGGGACAACCCCGTAGGGGAACCCAACCAGATGCTAAACACTCTGGACATGAACAGCAACCGTATTGTCAATCTCCCTAAGCCGGTTGGTCTTTCAGAACCTGCACGGCTTCAGGACTTGGTTGATGTTGCTACTACCGGACAAGTGCCTACCTCTGCTTCGCAGATTCTTGTTAATCCAGTAGGTGGAATCGTTTCTACGGATGTTCAATCGGCACTGGTTGAACTGAGTACAGAAGCTTCCAATGAGGCAACTAATCGTGCTTCAGCAGATTCCCTGTTGGGAAGCAGCATTGTCCCTCTTGCGTACCCTGTCAACAACATTGCAGAGCTTCGTACCGTTAGCAAGACGGCTCATGCGTATGTAGTTACTCGTGGCTACTATGCCGCAGGGGATAAAGGAGGTAGTCGCTACTATCTCGATATCAATGACTCTACTTCTGCGGACAATGGGGGTAGCGTCATTGTCGCCTCTGATGGCGGCCGATGGAAGATTGCTGACGCGTACCCTTGGACGTTGGCTCAGTTCGGTGGCAAGCCTGATGGGATTACGGATAACCTGTCTGCCTTCCTAGCACTGAAGAATGCTGCCCCTGACTCCGCTCGAATCCATATCAAGATTGGTCCGGGTAAGTGGTATTTCACCAATACCATTACACACAACTTCGGTGCTAACAACACCATTCAAAGCTTCAAGATTGAAGGTAGTGGGAGCGGCATTACTAGCTTGCTGTTTGCAGCATCAGTAATTGGTATCGCCACCAATCACAACGGCTCATTCCATACAGTGCATTACAAAGGTTTCGACATGCTCACTACTGGGCAAGGTCCGACTACCTGTTATGGCATGTTGCTTACCCAGTTGTCTACCAGCATTCCTAATCCAGCTAATACGGCTCCTTCGTATATCGAAGATATCGTGTTCCGTGGAAGCGATGGATTCATTGTATCAAACTACTGGCAGCAAGGCGTTCGAATCAATGGCATGTCTAACATCTATTTCACAGACTGCCATTTCGCAGGGATGTATCCGAACGGCGATGCAGTGATTATGTTTAGCACTACGTCTGCTGTTATTCCTTGCGTATTCAACTTCCTCAATTGCTCGTTCGTTGGCTGGAACACGTCCATCAATTACGGTGCAAACGTACAGGGTGTCTCAATCACCATGTGCAACTTCACTGGTAACAACTATGGTGTGTTTGCAGCATCGGGGTTGGTGAACCTTGACCAATTGAGCATTACGGGTAGCCAGTTCAACAATGCCATTGCAAGCATTGGCTTGAATTCGCCTGTAGGTGCTTTCACCTGTACTAATAGTTTCTTCCTAGTGCAGAACAACAGCAACGGTATCTACATCAATAACGCGTATGACTACTCGCTTTTTGGTAATGTGTTCAACCCTGCTGCACTTCCAGCAACGAATCAGAACGGCATTACGATTGATACCTACCTTGGTGCTGGTGGTGTGATTACAGGTAACTCGTTTATCCAGCTTACTACGGCTATTACTTTGAAGGCAGGTTCTCAACGTACCAACGTTCAGTCGAATACCTACTGGAATAACACAACTACCGTTAGCAATCTTGGAACCAACAACACGGTTGGAGGAGGTAGCGCTTAATTGAATAAGGCCAATAAATGGCTACTTGGTATAACGGCTCCCGCACTAATCGCGGGGGCTGTTGCCTTAGAAGGGACAACTACGGACCCTTACAAAGATACCGGTGGAATTCCAACTGTGTGCACTGGGCACACTGGAAAAGATGTTGTGATGGGTAAGCCTTGGACTCCTCAGATGTGCAAGGACCAACTGAAGAAAGACCTTGTGAAGCATGGCACTGGTGTACTGGAATGTGTGAATGTTCCACTAACGGTTGACCAGTATAACGCCCTCACCCTCTTTGCTTTCAATGTAGGTGTAGGGGCCTTCTGCAAGTCCAACAGCGTCCTAAAACCTCTTAATGAGGGGAGATATGCAGACGCCCGTAATGGGATGTACAAATGGGTTTACGTTAACGGTAAATATAGCAAAGGCTTGTATAAACGTCGCGTTAAAGAAGCCCATATTTTCGACGGAGATTATAGTGTCGTTAATTGAAAAGGTTGTTGCTGTGCTTGCCATTCTTGCTGCGCTGTATGCAGTTCATTATGCAGCAGTCAAGCGGGCAGTAAGTATTGAACATGCAGCAGTTGTTAAAACCTACGAAGACCAAGTTGCTGTAGCACAAGCAGGAAAGCTTGCTGCTGAGAGCCGTTTGGCCTTGCAAAAGACCCAAGCAGACTTGGAGAAACAGAATGAAATCAAAAACCTTGATACTCAGTATAGCACTCTCGTTAGCAGCCTGCGTAAGCGCGCCACGCGAGCCGAAGCTAGTCAAGCAGGATCAAGTGCAATTGCCGGAACTATCGGCTCCTGCACAGGTGCCCAACTTTATCGAGACGATGCAGAATTTCTTGCAGGGTACGCTCAGCAAGCAGAAGGAGTGAGAATTGAAAGAGACTACTACTACGGACGATATGAAGCAGCCAGAAAGCTTCTCAGTGGACAAGAGCCTGATGCTGGACTCAATGGGTCGGTATCTAACGCAAAGTCTGTTCCTTGAATTTGCCTATAACGAAGATGCAATATACTCGCTTAAAGAACAAGACCACTTCCACAACGGGCGAGTTTATTATTCCATCAAGAGAATTTATCTTGAAATGGCAGACCCTACGGAATACGAATTCGCAAATGCTGCTTTTTCGGGCTGGAAGCATTGGCAAAAGATTTGCGATAACAAGGCTATCCGCAAACATATCGATGAATGGCGTAGCGAACTTGAGTATAAGCTTCGCTGCTCCGGGATCAAAGCGCTTATCGCTCAGGGAACTACTGGGAATTTCCAAGCTGCAAAGTGGTTAGCAGATAGGGGTTGGGATACTCGTGGTGCTGGCCGTCCTAGCAAGGAAGAAGTTCAACGGGAAAAGGAATTCCAGTCCCGTGCCAGTAATGAATTCAGTGCCGATGTTGTACGGCTGTTGAAGAATGGCTGAGCAGTGGTTGATTGAAGCCAAACGAAAACTGGAGAAGATGCCTGAAGATGCCAAAGCACTCAGGCAACTAGCTATAGACGATTTGTATGTCTTTGCCCAGTTGATGAATCCCGGATACGTATATGGCGACGTTCACAAGGACTGTTTCAAATGGATGCAGGATTACAGTCTGTTCGGGCTGGATGATCAGCTAACGGCTAACAAGCTCATAATGCTCCCTCGTGCCCACCTGAAGTCTCATATGGTGGCGACATGGGCAGCTTGGATTATTGTACGTCATCCGGAAGTAACCATCCTGTATGTCTCAGCTACATCAGGCTTGGCAGAAACGCAGCTCTACGCGATCAAGAACATCCTCTCCTCCTCAGTTTTCAATCGTTACTTCCCTGAATACCTTGACCCTCAAGAAGGCAAGCGGGAGAAGTGGAGCAACACCACAATCTCCATTGACCATGAGAAGCGGAAGATTGAAGGCATTCGTGATGCCACGATTGATACGGCTGGCCTAACAACCAATACAACTGGTTGGCACGCAGACATTGTTATTGCAGATGACTTGGTGGTTCCTGAGAATGCCTACACTGAAGATGGGCGGGAGAGTGTTTCCAAGAAGAGTAGTCAGTTCACCTCTATCCGTAATGCTGGTGGCTTCACCCTCGCTTGTGGTACTCGATACCATCCTAATGACGTGTACGCCACTTGGAAGGCCCAAGAGTATGACGTGTACGACAAGGAAGGCTTGATTGTTGAACGCAGGAAGGTATGGGAGATTAAGGAGCATGTCGTTGAAACTGATGGAATCTTTATCTGGCCTAGGACAATTCGCCCCAAGGACGGGAAAGCTTTCGGGTTTGACCAGCAAGTTCTCTCGCGTATCCGCGCTGAATACTCGGATCGCACCCAGTTCTATTCTCAATACTACAATGATCCCAATGACCCCGGAAGCAATCGAATCTCCGCAGACAAGTTCCAATACTATGAGCGTAAGTTTCTCAAACAATCAGACGGAAACTGGTACTTCAAAGGAAACCGTCTCAATGTCTTTGCCTCAATTGACTTTGCATTCTCCATTGGTAAGCGAAGTGATGACACAGCAATCGTTGTTATTGGTGTAGACGCAGACAATTTCATCTATCTCCTAGATATCAGTGTATTCCAGACTGACAAAATCTCCAAGTACTTTGACGAGATTGCACGCCTCCACAGCAAGTGGGAGTTTAGAAAACTCAGGGCGGAAGTAACGGTTGCTCAAACCGTGATTGTTCGTGACTTGAAAGACAAGCTACGCGAACAAGGGTTGTCCCTCTCAATTGACGAGTATCGCCCTAACCGTTCAGAAGGCACAAAGGAGGAGCGCATTGCTTCTGCCCTTGAGCATCGCTATGAGAACGGGCATATCTGGCACTTCAAGGGCGGTTATACGGACGTTCTAGAGGAGCAATTGATTCAGGCACGTCCGGCCCATGACGACATTAAGGATGCCCTTGCATCGGCTGTAATGATTGCCGTTAAGCCCAAGAGTCGTGGTGGGCTTAACAAATCGAGAGATAACATTATTCCAATACATTCTCGCTTCGGCGGAATCTCTTTTAGGTAGACATGGCTAAGAAAGTTCTTAACGTAGGTGATGTAAATATCACTGAAGCGTTCAAACAAGACAGTATGGCGAAGTATATTGCTATGACGTGGTTTCGCCATCACACACAGATGTATCCGAAGATTCAGGAGTGGAAAGAGCTTCGCAACTATATCTTCGCTACAGATACTAAAACCACGTCAAACAGCGCTCTCCCTTGGAAGAACTCCACTACCCTTCCCAAGCTCTGTCAGATTCGGGATAACCTGCATTCAAACTATCTGAGTGCCCTATTCCCTAATGATGACTGGCTACGTTGGGAAGCCTATACGCAGGACGATGCCACCAAGGCTAAGCGTATGGCTATCGAGAGCTACATGAGTAACAAGACTCGTGAGGGACACTTTCGTACTGAAATGAGCAAGCTCCTGTTGGACTTCATTGACTATGGCAATGTATTCGCTACGGTTGATTATGAAGCCTCCTATCGGACTGATATTAACGACATGAAGGTGATTAATTATGTCGGACCTAAAGCGCGAAGAATTAGTCCTCTTGATATTGTCTTTAATCCACTTGCTAATTCATTTTCCGACTCTTGGAAGATTGTTAGAAGCCTTCGCAATGTGGGTGAGCTAGCGGCAATGGCAGAGAATGAGCCTGACAATGCGTATCTAAAACAGGCTCTAGCGAATCGTGACCTGATGAAGGCCCATATGAATGCGTATGGGATTGAGGAAGCGGACAAGGCTGAAGGCTTCCTGATGGACGGCTTTGGTAACTACTCTGAATACCTTGGTAGCAACTACGTTGAGTTCCTTCAGTTCTATGGGGATATCTACAACGAAGTGACTGGGCAACTTGAGCAGGGCCGAGTGGTGACTGTGATTGACCGTATGTGGGTTATCCAGAATGAGCCGCTTCCTACGTGGTTTGGTGGCGCTCCTATCTACCATGTGGGTTGGCGTGGCCGTAGTGACAACATTTGGGCTATGGGTCCGCTGGACAATCTGGTAGGCATGCAGTACCGCATTGACCATCTGGAAAATCTGAAGGCCGATGCTATGGACTTGGCTGTTCTCCCTCCTCTGGTGATTTCTGGTGAGGTTGAGGAGTTTGTCTACTCTCCGGGTGCAGAGATTCACCTTGACGAAGGCGGAACCGTTACAGAGCTTGCTAAGAACGCTCAGTGGGTCATCCAAGCTGACAATGCTATCCAGCTATTAGAACAGCGTATGGAACAGTATGCGGGGGCTCCTCGTGAGGCTATGGGGGTTCGTACTCCCGGTGAAAAGACTGCCTTTGAAGTGCAACAACTTGAGAACGCTGCTGGCCGTATTTTCCAAGAGAAAATCAACACCTTCGAAATCGAAATGCTTGAACCTCTCCTGAATGCAATGTTGGAAACAGCACGTCGAAATCTGGATGCAGAGGATGTGGTTCGTGTGATGGATAATGATTTGGGTGTAACCCAGTTCGTTAAGATTACCAAAGACGACATTACTGCTAATGGTGTTCTTCGCCCTATCGGGGCACGTCACTTCGCAGCCCAAGCACAGCTTCTCCAGAACCTCACAGGGGTCTTTAACAGCCCTATCGGACAGACTATTGCCCCACACCTTAGCTCGGTGTCACTAAGCCGTCTGGTGGAGGATGTACTGGGTCTGAATCGATTCCAGTTGTATAGCCCGTACAAGGCTCTGTTTGAACAAGCTGAACAGCAACGTCTCGTTAACCAGCTTCAGGAGAACTTGGGTACGGAACAGAACATGGCTGCTCAGATGGGTACGCAACAGCAACAACAGCCTGTAGCCTCAGGTGGACCTACTGGACCAGATAACGTAGTGGCCCGCATGAGCGTCGATCAAACCAGAGCGAACGCTAAACAGATGTAATGAAAACAATCTTGATGAAGAACCTAACTGACCAACAGAAGGATGAAATGCGGCAGACATTTGTTCATGCCGCTTTTCTCCGCAGTCAGTTAATCACGATCCTCAATGAGAAGATCAACGCAAGTAACAGGCAGGTACGCAGTAAGGACGCCTACGGCATTGCCAATTGGGCATTCCTACAAGCTGACGCAGTAGGGTATGAAAGAGCTATGACCGAAGTTATAAGCCTTCTGACGCATGAATCAACGGCAGAAAGCGAAGCGACCAACGTCGCTGAGTCTCTGTCCGCGTCCAATCCTAAACGTAGGGGACGCCCACCGAAGGTGCCTACCCCTACCTAACTTCCGTCAGAATTTACTACAAAATTTATTTTAAATATTTTCGTAACTTTTTGCTCTCTCAAGGGATAAATACAAGCAAGAGCGAGTTACGAGTATGCAGTATGTAACGAAGCGGGTGCGATCAAAGCACTGCTTAATTATATAGAAGTAACTCCATAAGAATAATAACAATAAGGAAAGATGTGAGCGACCCCACAATCTTTGGTGAACAGAATCAACCGGCAAACCCCGGTAATCCTCCTGCAAATCCTCAGGCCAATAATCCCTATGCCAACCTGCTTGGGATGATTGTTAATGAGCAAGGTGTTCAAAAGTACAACTCGGTTGAGGACGCTCTTAAAAGCGTCGCACATGCACAATCGTATATCGCACAACTCAAGGCTGAGAAAGCCGAACTAGAAAATAAGGTGCAATCGGTGCAAGTGGACGTGAATAAGCAAGCTGAACTCGAACGTACGGTACAAGAACTCCTTTCGCGTCAACCAAGCACTGCACCAGCTAACCCTGCTGCTCCTGCTGTAGACCCGAATGCGATTGCGGAACTAGTGAATAAGACTCTTGAACAGCGTACTGCGGCTGAGCGTGCCCAAGCCAATCAGAAGGAAGTAGTTACCCAACTGCTCTCTAAATTTGGTGCAGAGGCAGAAGCCAAATATACGGCTGCTGCGCAAGAGCTTGGACTTACTGTTGCTGAAATGAATGAATTCGCAGCTAAGTCACCTAAAGCAGTTTTGAAAGCGTTGGGTGTTTCAGAGCAACCGGCTCCTAAGCCGAATACATTTGCTCCTGCTCCGAGTGCTGTCAATACGGCTGCCTTTCAGCCACACCAAGAAACCTTGATCGGTCGTAACAAAGAGAAGTCCCGGATTGGCGCTACCACTCGTGAACTCAATCAGGAAGCTGCTCGTGCACGCGCAATGGTTGATGAAATTCATGCAGCAGGTGCATCCGTTCATGACCTCACTGACCCCAAGGTCTATTTCAAGTATTTTGGAAAATAGGAAAACAACAATAAATGTCCCAAAATCGCTTTAACTCTACTGCTTTCATTGAAAGCGAACAGTATTCGGCGTTTATTCTCCGTAACCTGCATGACGGTCTGTTGCCGGAATCGTATTTCCGCAATGTATCGGACTTCGGTTCGGGTAGTACGCTGCATATCAAAACGGTTGGTACGGTTACGATTCAGGATGGTGCTGAAGAAGTTCCGTTCGATTACACGCCGATTGAATCGGGTGAAGTGACTCTGACGATTACCGACTATGTTGGTGATGCATGGTATGTCACGGATGAACTGCGTGAAGATGGCGCACAAGTGGAAGCACTTATGTCTGCCCGTTCGCAGGAATCGACCCGCGCTATTCAGGAAGTGTTTGAAACGCGTTTCCTCGCTAAGTGTAATTCGGCACAAACGAATGCCAATGCAAACTTGGTTAACGGCTTCGCACATCGTATTGCTTCGGCAGCTACTAACAACATCTTCCAGCTTGACCATCTGATTGCAATGAAGCTTGCATTCGATAAGGCTAACGTTCCTGCACAAGGTCGCATCTTCATCTGTGATCCGCTGATTGCAAGCACGTTGTCGGGTCTGGTGACGATTACTTCGAACGTAACGGATTTTGCAGACCAGATTCTTGAGAATGGTTTCAGCAAGGATCATGAATTCCTCATGAACCTGTACGGTTGGAACATCATCACTTCGAATCGTCTGCCTAAGGGTTCGTTCTCGGATGGTACGACTTCGGTCACGAATGGTGTTGCAAACATCTTCATGTCGCTTGCCGATGACAACACGAAGCCGATTATGGCTGCATGGCGTCGTATGCCCAAGGTGGAAGGTGAACGCAATAAAGACCTTCGCCGTGATGAATTCGTTACCTCGTGCCGTTGGGGCTTTGGTACGCAACGTGTTGATACGTTGGGTGTGCTGATTACCTCGGCTGTGAACTACAAATAAGGAAAATAATTAATGCCTTACGTTAATCAAGCAGGTATTGGCGTGTCCAACCAGTACGGTGCGCGTAGCACTGGTAACACGGTTGGTACGGACCATTCGCAAAACGCTTCGCATGAACTCTCGCTTGAGTTCTCCGGTACGTCTCTCGCGGACAGTTTGTTCTTGCCTCCGTATGTTGTTCCGAAGGGTGCAAAGTTTGTTCGTGCAACGCTGGTTGTGCATGAAGCTTTCACGCTTACGGGTACGACTCCGGGCCTTGCAGTTGGTGGCACGGCTCCGGCAACGAACGGTGTAGCTCTCACGGCTGCGAACCTCGGCTCGGTTCAATCGATCGATGTTAGTTCGGCTCTTGCTGGTACGTGGGCTACGGCCTCCGCAACTGGTACGACTGCTGCTGAAAAGGTTACGGTTGCACTGACTGGCACGACCCCGGCAGTTACTTCGGGTGTTGGCAAGGCTTCTCTCGTCATTAGCTACATCTACAAGAATCGTACGCTTGGCGCAGTGAATTAATAGACAAGGGGCAGAGGCCAAAAGCTTCTCGCCCCTTTCTTTTTATCTAAGGATATTAAATGACTGTACAACATCGTGATATTCCCGATGCCCAATTGCATGAACCCAAAGGTGTTGTGTCTGCTTCAGCCAATACGTTGTATCTGGCAAATGGCTCTGGATCGGGTACATGGTCCAAGGTTAATCCCGTTGCCCTGAGTGGAGTTACAGACCCCGGTACAGATTCCAACCTTCGTCTGATAACAAATGGCGGAGGTGGCTTTACCCTTAAGCGGGATGCTGCATATGGCTCAATGGCTATTACGGCCAATACAAATAGCATGGCACTCACAGCAGCAACAGATGCTTCGCTTAATACCAATGCCGATTACCAGCTTGTATCGGGTACTGGTGCGCCTTGGGCTTCTGACCTTCTGTTGGATGTAACCTACGCATCCAATCAGCTTACAGCAAACACCACTGGCTTGTACCGACTTGATTTGTGGATGGGTATTACTGGCTTTCCTGCTGCTGGTGCAAAGGTAGCAATGAAGTATCGAGTAAACGCTTCTACATTCAGTGCACGCCATGCAACTATGACTGGAGCAGCCACTACGAGTGCTGGCACTATGAGCATGAGTTGCTTTGTGTCTCTTACTGCTGGTAATACGGTGCAGGTTTATGTTGCATCAACTTCCGCCGGCTCTCTGACTATTTCAGATGCACAACTCAATCTCAATTTGATTAAGGCAAGCTAATGAAAAAGTCCCTCCTCTCCCTCACTCAGGATATCCTGAATGACATGGATTCGGACGAAGTTAATAGCATTGATGACACGGTTGAATCGCAGCAGGTAGCGAACATCATCCGGCAGTGCTATGAGGAAATGATTGCGAATCGGAATTGGCCTCACCTTCGCAAGATGATTTCTCTCGATTCGTCCACAACGCTTGAACGCCCTACGCATCTTCGTATCCCTGAGAACATCAAGGAACTTGAACTGTTCCGTTATGAAAAGTCTAGTAGGGATAATCCACAGCTTCAGTATGGCGATGTGAAGTATCTGTATCCAGATGAGTTTCTTCGCTATACATCTGGACGTAACAGCACAGACGTTAATACGATTCAGATTAAAGATGTAAGTGGAATCACCTTGCTCATCAAGAACAACGTAGCCCCTAGCTTCTGGACTTCGTTTGATGATGACTACATTGTTTGTGACTCATATGATTCAGAGGTTGATGACACTCTACAATCGTCAAAGACGCAGGTATTGGCCTATATGGACCCCGCTTGGGTGCATCAGGATAGGGCAGTACCAGACCTCCCCTCTGAAGCCTTCCCTGCCCTTCTGGAAGAAGCCAAGAGCACTGCATTCCTAGTGGTGAAGCAGATGGCAAATCAGAAGGCAGAAGCAAAGTCTCAACGACAACAACGCTGGCTTTCACGTAAAGCTTGGCGCACTCATGGTGGTGTCCGCTATGAGAACTATGGACGCAGGAGTTCTAAATGACTTACAAGGGTTTTGATATTATCCCGCAAAAGGGCAATCCACGTACTCTAATCATTGTCCATCATGGCAAGGCAGGAAAGATTCCTAAGTTGCTTGAAGGATTGTTTACGGATCGTGGTACTGCAATGACTCTTATCGATATGTACACTGATTCCAAGGTGGTGTAATGCCGAAGCAAAGCCAAAGAGGTGAGGTTAATAACTTCGTTGGCGGGCTTATCACTGAAGCAAGTCCATTAAACTTCCCACCGAATTCATCGGCAGACGAAGTTAATTTTGAACTGTTCCGCAATGGCAGTCGTAAGCGCCGCTTGGGAATGGACTATGAACCGGGATACCAACTGATTCCTACCGGGCTGGATTTCACTCAGCTTGGTAGCGTTGGATACACGGCATACAAATGGACAGCAGCAGGTGGTAATCCTGATGCCAACTTTGCAGTATTACAGATTAGCAATAACCTGCTGTTCTTCAATGTAGATCAAGTGGCAGTTACAGGTAGCGGTATTGCAGGACAGGTGACTATCTCCCAGTTTCCTACAGCAACCAACTTCTCTCTGACAGATGTGGAAGGTATTTTGGTTGTGGCTTCTGGTACGGAGAGCTTTGCAGTTATTCAGTTTGACTCTGCTACTAGTACCTTCTCCCTCTCATACGAACGGATCATGGTTCGTGACCTTTGGGGTATTGAGGAAACCACGCAACCCCTGTATGAGACTGATCCTACATACCGTGGGAATGACACAGCACAGCATCGATACAACCTACAGAATCAGAGCTGGGGTATCCCTCGTAAGGGCTCTAATGGGATTAACCAAAGCCCGTATGAATACTTCAATGGAGACCTAGGTAAGTTCCCTAGCAACGCTGAACAGGTGTGGGCAGGCTTGGAATTCCAATCGGTAGCAAGCAGCCAACAGCCTTTTGAGCGCATGTACACCAACATGTACGATGAAGTGTTGGGAGCTAAGTTCAGTTCAGCCAAGGGTTATTTCATCATTGATGCGCTACAGCGTGGATATGGTAGAGCTAATGCGCTGACGCAGAATGCAGCCAAGTATCCAATGATGGGGATTCCAATTGAATTCCCTGCTGATTACACTCCCTATGGCCCAACCTGTGTGGCTCAGTTTGCAGGGCGAGTGTTCTTCTCTGGCTTCCGTGGTGAAGTTATCAATGGAGATAAGCGCTCTCCCAACTATGCCAACTACGTGTTCTTCTCGCAGCTTATTAAGAACAAGCAAGACATTAATAAGTGCTACCAAGATGGAGACCCGACTTCACGGGATGCTTCAGATATCGTAGATACGGATGGTGGCTTTGTGAAGGTTGCCGGTGCACAGAACATCATTGGCATGTACTCAATGGGCATCAGCCTTGTCATCATTGCTGAGAACGGGGTATGGGCGCTTACTGGTGGAACACAATCGTCAGGCTTCACAGCCACCAGCTACAAACTCGATAGGATTTCTTCGTTTGGTGGCACGTCTGCTCATTCGATTGTTCTTGAAGGGGATGTTTGTTACTACTGGGCCAACGATGGTATCTACAAGATTGGTAAGAATCAGTTTGGGGATTTGACAGTAGCGAGTTTGACTCTTACTACAATCCAGACGTTCTACCAAGCTATTCCAAGTCTCTCTAAGCAGAAGGCTTTTGGTGGCTACGATATCATCAACAAGAAGATTCGGTGGATTTACAAACAGGGAGATTTCTTCACTGAGTCCTCTACAACCAAGGAACTTATCTTCGATTCAGCGTTAGGTGTGTTTACGTGCAATACGATCTTCAACGCACCGAACAACGTAGCTGAAATTAGCGGCATGTTCCAGTCCCAAACCTCCATTACTTCTGATACATCCTCGCAAGTGTTCTCTGCTGGTGAGCCTGTATTCGCTGGTACTGATGAAGTGCTAAGCACTGGCTCATCACGAGTTGATTCTCAACAATACCTTCGATACTTCGTGATGGTGAATGTTGGTGGATCGTTGTACGTCACGATCTCCTACTACTACAACACCAACTTCAAGGACTGGTACACGGTTGACAATGTTGGTGTAGATGCTAAGGCGTATTGCTTGACAGGTGCAGCAACTGGGGGTGATTCGTCAATCGACAAACAAACTCCCTATCTGTTCATGACTTTTGTGAGGACTGAGAGCGGAGTAAATTCTGACTTCACACCAGCAAGTCAGTCGGGCTGTATGGTTCGCTCGCAATGGAACTACGCAAATCAGATTGAGAGCAATAAGTGGAGTCCTCTGGTTCAGGCGTACCGCTATAGGATGCCAAGGTTCGTAGTAAGTACGAGTGATCCATTCAACACCGGGTTCTACGCAATCACAAGCAAGAACAAACTGCGTGGCCGTGGAAAGGCTATTGCACTCTACTTCGAGACAGAAGAAGGAAAGGATTGCCAGATTCTAGGATGGAATATCTCAGTCAATGTCAATCAGGTTGCGTAAGGGCTTAGGCTCTTACGTAACAATTCAACAATTAAATAGGTAAATAAAGTATTTACTGACTAGGAATCGAAATGGTTGAAATCAAACAACTACCTCTCCTGCCTACGCTCTACACACTGAAAGACTTGTTCGAACAGCACTGGGAAGAAGTGTATGGACAGACTCAGCGGAAGGTAGACATTGATTTTGCAGTGTATGGACAGATGGAACAAAGCAATGCCGCTTTCGGATTGTTTGCGTTCTATGATGGATTGATCGTTGGCTATTCCGTGAATGTTATAGCTCCCAACGTACATTCCAAAGGACATGTCACTTGCAACAACGATGCCCTATACGTTGATCCTTTATTTAGAGATACCCCATTGGGAATAAGACTTATCAAGAAAACTGTAGAGCACGCAAAAGTAACAGGAGCAGACCTGATGGCATGGAACTCTCCTCTCACTTCTCCTCTGCGTAAGATTCTTGAACGTCTTGGCTATGCCCCTCTGGAGGTTGTTCTAGTCAAGGAGATTTAATATGCCAGTAGCATTAGCCGTTGTTGCCATTGCGGCAGCAGTGGCTTCAACTGCAACAACAATCATTTCCGGTAATCAACAAAGAGCTGCGGGAAGGCATGCGCAAGACCTGCAAGAACAAGCGGCTAGTGAACAGCGGGCAGGTAATGCACAACAGGCAGCGGCAGCCGCACGAGACCAATACCGACAAGATCGTATCAATCGTGCGAGAGTGATGCAGTCTGCGGAGAATTCTGGAGTAGAGAATGGCTCAGGTGAGATTGGGGCGTTAGGCAGTTTGCAAACTCTATACTCAAGCAACCAAGGCATGATGCAAGGCAACTATGACCGTGGTGTTCGAATTGGTAATGACCTGTCTGCTGCGAATCAAACCTTATTTGATGCACAACAGAAAGCCGGTCAGATGCAAGGTCTTGCTTCTATCTTCTCTACCATTAGCAGTGTTGCTTCTATGGGATATGGTTCATACGCGAAATCGGCAAAGATTCCCGGAACCACAGCACAACAATAACAAGGAATTAAATGGATATTCTTGACGACAGTGGAGCAGTTAGCTCTCCAGTGGCAATTGATGATTTGGTGACGACTTCTCCGCTGCCGTCGTCTCCTCCCCCTCTGGCTGCTACCCGTAACCAAGCAACAATCACTTCTCTTATTGCCAATCCGTTCCAATCTCAGGATTCGTATAACACGATTATGGGAGAGGCACAGCAAGGGCAGGATACCACTCAGAAGCTTCTCAAGCAGCAGGCACAGGCAGGCATCAAGGAACAGGATCAAAAGAGCCTGATGGGCATTCTCGCTGATCCTAAGACCCCTATCGAACAGAAGCAACAGGCAGTTAGTAATTTCCATCTGAATCCGGTAATGACGGATACGTCTACGATTCTCCAAACCAATCTTCTTTCTAAGCCTTCGGCTGGTGAAACGGTTGACTCGGAGAACGCTCGTATCTCTACGGCTGATACGCTGAATGAAATGGCAACGGCTCGTGCGGGTATTCAGGTGTTGTCGAATCACCTAAAACCTAAAGACACTGAAAGTGCCGTCAGTACGTTCTTCGATCATGCTTCTAACCTGATTCCGTTTAAGAACGCAATCACTGAGAACAAGGTTTATAACGACCTAGCTGCACAGACAGGCGTACCCCGTAAGTGGTGGGAGAACTTTACTACGTATGTGCGTCCCGGTACGGCTGCTCGTGACCTGCAAGGTTATGTACAAACGCTTCCTCCTCAACAGCAATTGGCTGTGGCTAAAGCCATGTTCAATTCTGTGCAGAACCATTCAGGCTTCCTGTACGGCAATGACAATCAGCACGAAGCATTCGAACAGTTCAATAAGATTTTCAATACCGAATCCTATGGGATGGGTAGTGAGTTTCTGGACAACCTTGGTGGTATTGCTGACCTAGCGTTTGCCGGTAGTCAGATCAAAGACATTGGCTTGATGGGCAAGAATGTGGCCCGTATGGTCAAGGGTGGCGAAGGCGCACTCACGCATGAGGAGTCGCTACAGTTTGCCAAAGCTAATGCCAACACTCCATCTAATGTACGGCAGGAAGGCACTGTAGGTACTGGCCCTGTGGTGAATGATGTTGCAGAGCCTTCGATTGTTCAGGAAGGTATCAAGACACCTGTGAACCAGCCGAAGAATGTAGGTTCATTACTTGGTGGAGACGGACAGGCTGTACAGGCTGCTCAGAAAGACGTAGGAGCCCTTCTCACCCCTAGGTCAATGGGTGTGGCTCAGGAAGCTACAGGAGCCGCTCCTAGTGGCACTGCTGCCCTTCTAGGAGGCACTGGGGTTAAGGAAGCTGCAACAGCAGCAAAGATTCCCGCCCTGTTGCTGCCGAAGGCTGTTCAAGCTGCACCGAAAGAGAACCTTGCACAGCTTATGGCACGCATGGCTAAGCAGTCGGTTACGCATGACATTAATCCGAATAGCCCGATGGAGATTGCACAGAATGCCAATCCCGATTCTGCTCGTGGATTCCATGAGGCAGTTATCAAGGGCACAGATGAAATGTCGGATGCCCTCACTGGGGTAGACAAGGAACAGGCAATCGTTAATAACGTGATGCCTCAGACTTCGGATACAGGTGTGGTGTTCTCTCGTGTGAATGACATTGATCGCAACGCACGGATTGAAAACTCAGTTGATCCCAAGTTGGTTGACTTGGTGAATGACACTAGCGTTAATGCACTCACTCCTGCTGAACAAGCGCAAGCTCGTGCACGTATGGTGAATGACTTCGGCAATGCCACTGGGCTGGTTGCTAACGATGCAATGACTTCGTTCAAGTGGGAAGGCAATCGCGCTATCATCAATCAAGTGTATGAAGTGCCGGGTGGTTCTTTCTCCAAGGCGGAAGATGCTTTGGAACAGGCCAAGTATGCCTTGCGTCATTACGGAGTTACTGATGATGACATTACCATTCTTGAGAAGCAAGGTGTTAATCACGTACCTGTAGATGCTGAAAGCGTTCGTAGTCTTGAAGGCGATTACAAGATTCAGGTGAAAAGCAATCCTGAAGTCAATCCTTCTTGGTTTGATGAAATGAGTGCATTGACTGTCAAGCGCAATCCTCTTGACCGATTTGCAGGCACCAACTTTGGGGATCGGGCTTCCCTACAGCGCTATGCACTAGACGCTGCGAGCATGCTCGATAAACACATCACTGGCCCGGCTGCCATTGCTAAAGATTATGGCGCACGGTTTGAGAAAGCATTTGTGGGCAAGGCAGAGGACTTCGCAAAGGATTTCCGTTCATTCCCCGAAGCAAGACAGGCGAAGATCAATGACTATATTCGGGAAGCGAACTTTAAGGGTATTGATTTTGACCAAGCTGACTTGGCTGCTCGCGGATTTAATAATGCCGAAGTTGGTGCTATCCGTAAGTGGCGTGATTTTTGGGACGATCATCACTATCTGGAAAACCTTGATGTTGTTCGTTCACTGAGGAACCAAGGGTATGAATACTTTAAGAATTCGAATGCAGAACTTTTTGCACGTCCGATTGGTCCCGCTCGCAATGTCACTCGATTTTACGATCCTGCTACCGATGCTGTACGCAGTTTTGCTCCCGGTGAGTTAGACGATTTGTATAACAATGGCGGGACGATTGCTAAGCTTCGCCGTCCTGCTACGCTGTCTGGTGAAACTGTTGAGCATATGATTATCCGTCAAAGTCCTACAGAGTATTCTCGTGCGTTGAAGGATAGTGACCGTGTGCTGAACAAGCGTAAAGGCTACTACTCGATTTCTTATAACGGTGCCAAATTCATTGATGAAGTGGACGGTGCTGGTAACAAGATTCGTACTGTAGCTGTAGCGGGTGATACGAATGAGGCTAAGGCTTTCATCAAGCGTATGGTGGCTAATGATCCTTCCAAGGCGTACAGCCTTCGTAACGATAGCCGCAACTTCCGGTTTAACTCGGATGAGCATTGGGACATTAACAGTGCTGGTGGGCGTATCAATCAGCGTCAACGTGGACAGCTTCTAGAGGATGCCAGTGCCCCTAGCCATATTGGGGATACCAAGTATATCGATAGCCCTGCCAAGAGCGCTGAACGGGCTGCTAAGAGCATTAGTGGACGTACTGTGATGCGTAACATGCTGGACACTGCATCAGAGCGCTTCATGAAGCAATACGAAGAAGTGTTGCCTAAGAATGCTTGGGGTGAAGCTCGCTTCCCTCAGTCAGCTAATGACATTGGCCGTCTTGGAGAAACAACTAGCAAGCGTGTAGCAGATGCCCGTACTACTTGGGAATATCTCAACTACTTGCGTAATGGCTACATCAACTCCTTGAGCGATGGCATGAAAGCAGTCTTCAATGTCATGGCAGATGAAGTTGGGGAGAAAGGCTTCGCCACTACAGAACGTGCATTGCGTGCTGTTGGTGAGAAAGAACCTCTTTCCATGATGAAGAAAACTGTGTTTGCAGCGTATCTGGCAACCAATCCACTTCGTCAGATTATCACTCAGTCGGCACAGGCTTGGCGTATCACTTCGTACAATCCTATTGGAATCATCAGCGGACGTATTCCTAAGCTCATCAATGAGTTCTACGGCAATCATGCTTTTGGTTCTGTTGCTTCTGACTTCGTGAAGTTCATGGATCGTAGCGGATTCACTGAAGCTGTGAAACATCACAATCTGATTGCTTCCTCGCTTACATCCTTGGCCGATCAACAGAACATTCTTTCCAAGGGTGTATCTGCTGTTACGCAAACGCTTCGCCGTGTGGGCTTTGACTCAGGTGAACTTGCTAACATGGTGGCGCATAGCGCGGCTGTGTATGACCGTTATAAGGCACTTGGTCGGGATGTGAAAGATCGCACTGTGATGGAACAGATGCAGGCTGAGATTCGTCACCTGACATACAACATGAATGCTGCTGGCGACATGCCCTATAACCAAGGGGCTGCTGCTGCCATGCTTCAGTTTATGCAGATGCCGCATAAGGCTATGCTGTTCTACACCAATCGTGGGATTGATCCTGCTGTCAGGGCTCGTATGGCTGTTGGGGATTTGATCTTGTGGGGAACTGCTCTTGATGGCTTGTCGAATGCTTTGAATTTCGACTTCTTGCCGGATGACGGCTCTACGACTTCAGAGGTATTGAGGGATGGGGTTGTGTCTACTCTGTACAACCATGCTCTTAATGCGATGTTTGAAGGTACTCACAAGGCTGATTTCTCTGCTCTGAGCCCATATGGATTGGATGGATGGTTGAAGCTGTGGCATAGCCTGACTGGGCAGGGTGTGTATCAGACCGTGATGAACAGCCCTTCTGCTGGTTTGATCGGTTCTCGATTCTCTAACGTAGCTAAGAACATGGCTTCGTTCTTCAATCCTAAGCCGTTCGATGACCGTCAGACACCTGAGAAGTTTGTTGACTTACTCACTTCTACTGCGGATTTGTCATCGGGATTCTCCAACGCTCACAAGGCTTATCTCGTGCAGAAGTTTGGAGAACGACGTGACCAATACGGTCAGTTGATCGACAGCAACACCACTACTGGTGACACCATCGCTCAGGCATTTGGCTTCACTTCGCAGGCGCAGACGCAGAACTATGACTTGGCAAACCAGATGCGACAAGATACAAACAGTCATAAAAAGGAAGTTTTGCAGGTATATAAGGATATTAAAAAGTTTTACGCACAGCACTACTACCAGAATGAGAACCCGGATATTAAGTTCATGACGGATATCACTGGTGCAGCTATGCAGTATTACGCTAACGATCCTGTTGCAATGAAGATTATTCAACAACAATGGGAGCGGGATTCGGTTGGTACTGATGCCAACCTGACCAAGCAAATGTTCAATTCCTTCAATCTTCCGGGAATGACTGATTATCGTACCCGTATTGCCAATCTGAGTGTTGATGACAATACCAAGAAGCAGATGAATGCTGCTCTTGATTACGCAAAGAACGCTCAAGCTGAGTTGGATAAATACACTAAGGAAAATAAGTAATGGCAGATTTCAGTGCACAATCAGCGAGCCTCTCTGCCCCTTCGGGGGCGGGAGACTCCCCTGTTGTAACTCAGAAAACTCCTGTACCGGCAAGTACGCTTCCGCAAGCTCTCAGTGGCATTGCGGACATGCTTGGTAAGGGAGTGGACAACTACTACAACGTACAGATGATTAAGGCCCGTAATGGGATTCTTGGTCAGATTGGACAGCAGCAGAGCGCTATTAATGATGCAGTGGCTTCAGGGCAGATGGATACACAGGAAGCCCATGTGCGTTCTATGGCTATCTACAACAAGAGCCTTGCTGCCTATCCTCAGTTGGCTAGTGACATTCAGGGGCTGAATGCAGCGTTCAAAGCCACTACGCAAACTGGTGATACAGACAATCTCGTTAAGCAAAAGCAGGACGAAGCTCAGAAGATTCGTGACCAACAGACTCAAATGGCTATCTCTCAAGGTTATCATCTTAGCCCGGATATGTCAGAGGCACAGCGAGGGGTGATTGTTACCGCAGCAGAAACCAACACCACTGCTCAACGTGTGCTTGCACAGCAACAGGCCCAGTTCAATTTCCAGAAAGATCAGAATGTTTACAGTCAGGAACAGGCTGATCGTAAGATGAAAGAGACTTCGATTGGCCTCATTGCGGATATGGCAGGAAAGAACATGGATGCATTTGATGCCACTGTTCAGAATCTTGCTGACCAAGTTAAGGCTAACAAGATGACGCCTGACCAAGCTCGTGCAACGCTGCAATCTCAGTTTGGCAATATCTCTGGTGTCATTCAATCTATTGCGGGTAAGAATCCAGAACTGGCTACGCCATATCGATCGATCTTTGAGAGCAAGTATCAACTTGGTTTGCAGCGTCTTGATCCTACTAAGGCGAGCGATGAACTAGATGCTCAGTACAAGGGCACGATTACTAGGGCGAAGATTGATGCTCTCACCAACGATCCTAAGCTGAAAACTCTGGTGGCGACTAGCCAGATGTTGAACACCAATAACTCCTTGTTGATGGCTACGAATGCGGAAGCCACGATGAAGGCTATGGCAATGGCGGGTAAGACTCCCACACAGAACGGATTGCCGGGTACGTATGTCCCTCAGATTGCAGGCAATCCAGAAGTGGAAGCCGATGCCCTGAAGGCTCTTAAGAGCGGCATTGATACATTGCGTGGTGGCAAAGTGGCAGACGGAATGGCGGGTAATGCTGAAGGCTCTAACGCAGTGAATAACTTGTTGTCACAAACTGGCAACCTTCTTAACCAAGGTGCAACACCTGACAAGCTCAAGGACTTGGCAGACTTCTTCAGTAGCTCCCAGTATGCGTACATGGTTCAGCATGGACAGATTGACGCCACTGCTGCACAGGCTGCTAAGAAAACCTTCCAGATGATTTACACCCCTGCTGTCACCAATGCTATTGGAACGAAGCTTCAGGCTGACTTCCCTAAGACTCAGGAATCGCTTAGCACTTTGATTACTGGGCACCCTAAGAGCATCAATGATGCAGTGGATGTTAATTTCACTGGTGCTGGTGTCCAGTTCACTCCGAAGAAGGGATTGAGTGCGGCTGACTCTCAACAAGCGGGTATTGCTGTTGATGGATTGAAAACGGCTGCTCAGGGTTTGAATACTGTTGTGCGTATGGGTGCACACATGGAAGGCACCACTGATTATCAGAAGTATTGGGATGACAATAAATATTACATCTTGCCGCAAGCATTCCCTGTTAAACCGGGCCAAGTGGTTAATGGCTTTAAGTGGTCTGGTACTGGGGATTATCGTGACAAGTCCACATGGAAGAAGGTTGGTGGAAATGGCTGAGACTACTAGCGCAACTCAGGGGGCATCTTCGGATGCTCTCCCTGATGATGGTCCTTGGAGTATGGGTTGGCAATCGCTAACCAAGGCAGCAGGCAATGTCATTAGTGATGTTGCTCAGCCTGTGAAGGAAACGATTGACCAACTGACACACATAAAGATGCCGTGGGAAATGGCAGGGCCAGAATTGGCCTCTGTGACGTCCAACAAGCCTCCTGCACCCCAACCTATTGACCCTGCACAGCAAGCCGCTCCTGTGGCTCCTATGAGCCTTGGTGGGCTATTCGCAAAGCTGGTGAACACTGAGAGTGGTGGCAAGCACTTGGATGATAGCGGCAACCTACTCACTAGCTCTGCTGGTGCCAAGGGGATTACGCAGGTGATGCCTAAGACTGGGGGCGATCCCGGATACGGTGTTACTCCGATTCAGAACAACAGCCCTGATGAATACCTACGCTTCGGTAAGGACTATCTGAATGCAATGATGAAGAACTTTCATGGGAATTCGGAACAGGCCGTAGCTGCCTATAACGCAGGACCAGCTAGGATTCAGAAAGCAGTTGATAGGGCTCAACGCACTGGTGGGGATTGGAAGCTTTACATCCCTAGTGAGACACGACAATACATCAAGAAGATACTGGGGACTTAATGGCTACCAAGAAACACATGAGCAAAGGCGCTGCTGCAAAGAGCATGGCTAAGAAGGAAGGGATGAGCGTCAAACAGGCTAAGGGGATTTTGGCTTGGGCTACTAAGACACACAATGGCAAAGACACCACTGGGCATGGGAATCGGTGGAAAGGGAATAAGAAGAAATAATGGCAGCTAAAGGGCAGTTAAAAGCCAATGCTACAGCGGATAGCAAACGGCAACGGGCGTACAACTCCAGTCCTCTGCAAAAGGAACGCAGGGCACAGCGTAACGCAGCACGTAGGAAGCTGGAGAAAGAAGGCAAGGTGAAGAAGGGGGATGGCCGCGACGTGGACCATAAAAATATGAACACTGCCGACAACAGCAGCAAGAATCTGCATGCTATCTCCGTTAATGCTAACCGAAAGAAGAATAAACATCATCTAAAAGATCACGGTAGGAAAAAGTGAGGTAGAATCCAAACGCTCCGTTGCGGAGCAAACCTCAAGTGTGTTAGCCCCTCAAGGAGAAATCCAAGAGGGGCTTTTTTTTTGGTTAAGAGAAGGACTAGCTGTCCTGTCCTTCAATCGGCCATGTACGGGGCTGGAAGAATTTCTTCTTCTGGAATCCCGGATCGTTGTTGATGATGTATCCGCTCTTAGGAACCAACACACCGTTCTCAATCGTGTCTCCAATCACAGGGCGTTGCGCTGCTGTGAAGTCAACCATATGGACACCATCCGTATCTGCATAGATGTATGTCCACTTCCCCGTACTCATGCTTTGTGTACAGCCTGCTTCAATCCGAACTGTGCTCATTCTTCCACGCCTCCTCTGCCCACTGTTCGTGTTCTTCATCCCATCGGGCGCATCGTTCGTAATATTCACTCAGGGACAACAAGCCTCCGTGAAATACGTATGTGTCATAGTCATAACAATGCGACCAAGACAAACGCTCAAGACTTAGCATTAATACCCTCCTTGGTATGAACCAGTCATAGAATTCTTGCTGTACCCGGTTGTATTCGCTTCGAAAAAGTTTTCAATAGTTGAGCTACTTGTGAGCCAGTCAAGCCAGTTAAAGGGATTCTCAACGTTATACTCAGGCTTAAATCCTAGCTGCGTCATTCGGTAGTCACATACACTCCGCACATACTGCTTCGTGCCCTCCTCTGTAATTCCTTCTTGTCCACCTTTGGCAAACGCGAGAGAGATAAACGAATCTTCGAGCCTGACACATTCCCTTGCTGTGCTGTAGATTTCTCGCTTGAATCCATCATTGATGACTTCAGGGTGTTCTTTGAGGAACTGCCTGAACAAGGCAGACAATCCTTTGACGTGAATTGATTCGTCACGGATACTCCATTGGTTTACATCACCCATGCCCATAAGCTTTCCTTGACGCTGGAAATTAAGAAGCATAGCAAAAGAAGCGAACAGACAAACACCCTCCACCAAGACTTGCTTTGCAATCCCTTTAGCAATCTCCTGCGGGTTAGTGTTCTTAACATCAAGCATGAACTCAAGCTTTTCCTTCATTTCCCCGTATTCAAGAAACTCTGTATAGAACTCTTCTCCGAATCCGAGAGTGTCGTTGAGGAGAGCGTAAGCCCGTTGATGTACTCCTTCTCGTCCTGCGAAAGAACCGAGCATATTTCTTGCCTCGTTATTTCGGATGACCGGGATAAGATTGTCGTAATAATCACTTCCAACCGCAACATCTGATTGGGTGAATAGTCGTAAGATGCTGTTGACAAAGTATTTCTCTTGCTCAGTAATGACGCCTGTTTTCCACTGCTCTACATCCTGTTGAAGCTTTGCTTCCCCTTCGTGCCAGTGGGCTTCTTCGTGTTCTTTCGTAATCTCTACAAACTGCGGATAGATCGGTACGTAGCTCTTTGATACCTCAAGCAGCATTAATGAATTCCTCACATGCCAAACGATTGTACGACTCAAACACAATCTCACCATACGCGTTAGTGACAAGGAACAACTCCTCGTCACCATCATGCGCTTTCTCGATATACAGGTTACTCATCGGAATCATCTTCATCCTCCCAAGATTCACCACACTCAGCACATGGATAAGAGCAAGTACGCTCTGATTCCCAGTCCCACTCTCCATACCGAGCGATGTAGTCTCGTGCTACATCCTCTGACATGAACGAGCCATCAAGTAGATCGTCCGAATCATATACATCAAATGTCATGGTCTTTTCGTTATACTCGATTCGCATTTAGCCCTCACAGGATAGACATGCTGTTGCGCTCTCTTGATTCAGCACAACACGTTGAATTGTTTTAACCGTATCAGCCTTACTAGCGGCTCCTGTACGGAAGTAGTACATGCTCTTAATCTTCCCTTCCCTCATTGCCTTCAGGTGCACAGAATTAATATATTCTCGATTTGAGCCGGGAAGGAAAAATACATTGAGAGACTGTGCTTGGCAGACGAATTGTTGACGGTTGCCAGCATGTTCAATAACCCAGTGTTGATCGATTTCCCATGCAGTTTTAAAGACGTTCCTTTCTTCAACTGGAAGTGCTTCGATATGCTGGACGCTTCCGTTGTTACGAACAATAGACTGCCAAGTTTCCTCGGTATTGATTCCATACTTCTCCAACACTGGCTCAAGCCATTTGTTCTTTACGAGGTAAATGCCTGCACGAGTTTTCTGAGTGTACGCGTTACTAGCAATAGGCTCAATACTAGGGCTCGTATTACAAAGGACACTGGAATTACTATTAGGAGCAATAGCGAAAACGTGAGAGTTACGACGACCAGTGCCTTCCATGTCGGGAGCTTCCCCACGCTCCCCACCAAGCCGGATAGAAGCGTCAATTCCTTGACTATTGATGTGCTTAAAGATTGTATGGTTGTGTTGAGCAGCACTGTTAAAGCCTCCAGATTCAAAGGGGATGCCTTTAGACATTAGGTAGTTGTGAAACCCCATAGCACCGATGCCTAGGGCGCGCTCCCTACTTGCGCTATAAATAGCACGATGGAGGCCGTTAGGAGCGTAATCGATAAACCATTGAACAACATTGTCAAGAAAGCGAACCAAATCAGCCACAAGATTTGTGTCTTTCCACTCATCATATTTCTCTAGATTAAGGCTGCTAAGACAGCAAACAAAAGTGCGAAGATTGTCAGTAGCGAGCGTAATCTCACTACAAAGATTACTACCTTTGTTCGTAAGGCCGAGAGCACGCTGAGATACAGGCAAAGCACGGTTAGCAACATCAATGAAATACAGGTAAGGCTCACCAGTTAGTTCCCTTGTTTCTAGTAGTTGTTCCCAAAGCTCACGAGCCTTGAGGGTGTGGTGTACTTTCTTCGTGTGTGGGCAAATCAATTCCCAATCTGCGTCTTGGTCTACAGCTTCCTTGAAAGCGTCTGTGATGTTTACCGCGTTATGCACACCGGGACGGTTGTTGATTTTACGGGCAATGTCTCCCCCACTGGGCTTACGGATATTGATAAACTCCACAATGTCAGGGTGAGAAATGTCAAGATATAAAGCAGTGCTACCGCGTCTAGTACGACCTTGACGGTAATACCCCATGATCCCATCCACCGTTTTAAAGAAGGGAATCGGTCCCGGAGCTTTCTCCGATACGGCTCTAATGCCGGAATGAAGGGCAGTGCCACCACCCATAACGCTAAGCAAAGCAAGCTCGCTACTAACATCAATCTGTCCTTGAATAGTGTCAGGTACATAGCCACCGAAGCAGGCAATGGGCATGGCTTTAGGAAGCTCTCCATTCCAGAATTGCTTACGGTCAAAGCCTTGCTCCCAAAACCAAGGCATCTTCCAGTAGTTCTTTCCTACTTCTTCAGGCGTAATCCAATGTCCTTCCACAGCATTGCTAAGCACTGGCGAGCTATAGAAGAACCAATGCTTAGAGGCAGCGTCATAGATACGCTGAGCAAGGGCTTCATCCCCATAGCTAAAGCAGTTGGCTGCACGAGCAATGGCTTTCTGGATTCCCTCTCGGCCATCCGAATAATATTTCGAAAGTAGCGTGCGTCCTTGTTCATTGAAGTTGTCATCCCGTTTAATATCAATATTAATCATTAGTTATATTTCTTTTCCAGATACTTTAGCGAGACAGGCATCAAATCAAATTCACCATCATGCACATCATTCAGGACAAGGATTCCACGCCAATGCTTGTTCCCTTGTGCACCTAGATAGGCTTCTTCATGCGGGTAGCCAGAGCCTGCAATCACCGAAGTTAGGAGAGCACCATCGGCACGCTTGCCAGTGGCAATCTGCAAACCTTGTTGATGCCCTGCAATGCAACTCATGTGCTGCTTGTTAAGCTGAGCAGAAGCGGTTGAAGCCGGTCGCCCAGCCAATCCAGTTGTGAAGTAGTGATTGAATGCAACACCGTGGAGAAAGAGAGGATCAAGGAAAGTATTAACAGTCCACCCATTAAGGCTAAGATCATGTAGGCCAATAGCACCCTCAAGCTTTGCATCGTTATCCACTGCGCGGGAGATACGATTCTCGTGATTGCCCAAGAGGAAATGCAGCTTAGGATTCCAACGCTTCTTCTTATTACGTTCAAGGCGTGCTACCTCGTCTACAATGGGTTGAGTGAGAACGTCCATACCGTAGTTGCCAGCATCAACATCAGTGCGATACCGACGACCTTCAAACTGACGTTTCCCGAAATCATAACTGGACAGACTAGGCATGTCCCAATGGTCGCCAATGTGTACAACATAATCCGGCTTCTTCTCACAGATGTATTGGCTGATGTGATTGAGATACGAGATATCAACACCAGCATGAACTTGAGTATCAGGAATTACAACGATTCGTGTCATTACTTGACCTCCTCAATCCACTTCACATTGGAAGTGTTGATGTATACTTGAGAACCGTCTTTCTTCTTGGCAATAATCCATTCTTTATGGTCATACTCGACAACGGTCATCTTTTTATACGAACCGTTCATGAACGCCACTAGAAGTGTCCGTTCTTTATTGAAGTTTTGGGCCATTTATTATCCTTTTATGTAGGCGCTATACGAGATTGGGAATCGCTCCTCAACCTCTTTGGCAATAAGCTTTGCCACGATACGGCTGTCAAACTGGGTGTGCGGATCAAGACGAAGAACAAGCATGTCAAGGAATGCGCCAAGGGTTCCACTCCAAATCCATTCCGTCATCAGGTTCAGGGGGAGGAGCATTCGTGCATCTTCAGGAGCCGATCCACAATCGAGAGCTTCTTGATAATTTTCGATTTGCGCTCGAATTGTCTTTGCGTATTTTGCGTAATCGAGTTTAAGGATCGCTGTTTCATCGCAACCTTGCTTAACATCGGCTGCTCTACCGTGGAACTTACGGAAGTAGATTTCTGGCTCACTGTCCACATATCGTCGTGAAACTTCATTCCACGGAAGGAACTTGTGCTTGACGAGTTGACGGGCAACGAAAATAGGCGCTGATACTCGGAAAGAGAGAAACGCGTGGTTAAAAGGCGAATGGTGCTTGTGGCGAGCAAGGTAGTGAATGAGTCTCGTATCTCCTTCTCCGATTTCTGTTGCTTGCTTTGCGAAGGACACTCGTGCTGCATTAACAACTGTTGTGTCGCATCCGTACCCACCAAGGTATTCAACATTAATCTCCGACAGTTTCAATCAGCTTCTCCAAGTAGTGCTTTGCTTTCTCTAGGTCTTGTTTGCCATTCTTTTTCTTATATCGGCTAACGTATTTGATTACGTTGCCTTCAAGATAACCAAGATCGTTGGCTACGATATAATCCCAAGTCTGAATCGCACCTTGGTAGTGCGAGCCAGCAACCTGCTTCTCATTCGCTCCCATTATCGAGCCACCAATGCAAAGCCTTCCTTCTCCATCAAACTCTTGAATTGCATCTGAGCAGGGAGACGTTCAGGTTCAGGAATCTCTTTGAAATAGCCTAGAACGAGTGCAGAGCCCTTGATGTTCACACGACCATCCCGCATATGGTCTTGGAAGATGTTAGCCATTACACGGCCACGATTGAATGCCTGAAGCGATTCATCTTCAACATCGTTGAACAGGGAGAAGCCTTTGTAGTTATCCATTCTTTGATTCCTTTATATTTTTATTTAGGTATTCTGCTGCTTTAATCAGAAGTTCGGGATCATCACGTAGAAGTCCCATACCTCGATTACATTCGTTGCACAGAAGGCCACGAATATTGCCAGTCTTATGGCAGTGATCTACGGCAAATACTTTCCACTTCCCAGTGGGTTTATCTGTTTTGCAGATTTCACATTTGCCGTCTTGAGCAATCAGCATCTCGTCATACTGTTCAGGAGTAATCCCGTACTGCATTTTCAGTTGGCAACGTCTAGAAGAAATTCTACGTTGTTCTGGATTATTCCTTACCCAGTTTGCAGTTGCTATTGCTTGCGCTCCCGGATTCCTTATCCGCCATCTCTTACTTTTATGGAAGGATTTCCACTCTTCTTCAGTGAACCCGTACTCAATCCACTCGTTTGGCTTTGCGCGACTCACTGGCTTGTTTTCTTTCCTCGGCTGTTTTTAATTTATGGCATCCCTTGCAGAGACATTGAAGATTTTCTTTCTCACAGAACATTGCATCCACTACATCGTCCCAATTGGTGAAGCCAACTTTCGGATCGATGATAGCGTTGATGTGGTCAACCTGAATGTTCGTGCTGGTGAATAAGTCTGCACAAGCTGCACACCGGAAGTGCTTTGCTAGGCGACCACTGGAGACATTGATTTGGGTTCCGACATACGCATCGTTTATTGTTTCGTACTTCGGGGGCCATTTGCGAGAAGCAGCCCGTAGAGCCGATTTGACGAAGGAGTGGAACTTGGAACTTGTCCACTTACCGTTGTTGTACAAACGTTCCGAACAGTTCTCGTTCTTTTCTTTGTCGCCATTCAATGGCATCAATAAGATTCCTGAAGTATGAGCTTTGTTGTTTACCATCCTTTTGGATTTTGGTCTGATACCAAACACCGGGACGACCTTGCCTAGCCGTCATGTAAATTCCCAATGGGATTTCACGAATGCTGCGGCGATTGAAACTATTCTCTTGAGGCGTAACTTCACGAAGATTGTCCCAACGATTATTGTCACGAACTCTGTCGATATGATCGACACATTTGTCAGGAAACTTTCCAGTCATATAGAGAAATGCCAGCCGATGTGCTAGGTATTGTTTGTTCTTGATTCGAATGGTGATGTACCCATTCGTCATCTTGTGCCCTGCTTCGTATTTGATACGAGAGCTTCGGGGTCGTGGGAGCCATTTGAATATTCCCGTTTCTGGATCGTAGGACAGCAGTTCTTTCAATTCGATTTGTGTAATCATGAATATCTCCAAGTGGACATACTCATATTTACTTCGAATCGAGCGAAATAATTACATTTGCTTCTGTCCATTTGCCTCCATTGAATTCAGTACGTGGCATGCACATCCCATAGGACAGGCGTACCATCCTCGTTAAGCTTGCGAGTCATCCAGAGCAACCTGCCCTGCTCCTCAAGCTCGTACACGTCATCATCCCCATAGCGCTCGCTATAAGCCTCTAGGACGGCTTGCCGACCCTCAGCATATGTGTTGGTGTCAACCAACTTCTCGAAGGCCGCTACAGGCCCGCATTTGGGCAATCCGGGAATGCTGTCTACCCTGTCACCAGTTAGACATTGCGAGAGGAAGAACTTGAGCCCATACCCTGTGAGTTTCTTTCGGTCATCACTAAGAAAAATAGCTCCATAACCATCCACTCGGAAAGGTCCGAACGAAGGCTGCTCTCCGAGTTCCCATCCATAATGCCATCCATCCACACTGCGCAAGTCTTTGTCTCTAGTGCAGATAATGGTTTCGTCCCCTCGAACAGTTTGTTCAATCGACATAAGATCGTCTGCTTCAAGGCCGTCTTGTATTCGGCATTCCATCGTGCCTTTAATGAAGGCTTTGATGTTTTGGTAGTGGTAGGGCTTGTGGCTTGGACGGGTTTTATAAGGAACGCGTTTAGCCAGTTGATTGCGGAAGTTGCCATTACCTGTCAGGAAGAAAAGAGAAGGGAGAGTTGATTCACATACAAATTCAATGTCTGCAATACGCCTATGCAATAACTCCTCAACGAAGTCCCAAGGGGGAGGATCGTCTGAGTTGGGAGAGGCATGTTTCCATGCCGTCTCCGCTGCAAAACCTATCTCGTAAAGAAGAACATCAGCGTCAATCAAACACTGTCTTACCAAGGCGCATCTTCCTCACCAGCTTCAGCCGGTGGAGCCTCTGCTTTTGCATCTGCTTCCTTAGCTTCTTCCTTCTTTTCCACTCGTGGTACGGAATCACCCCCGAGGAGAGCTTCAAGCTTGCTTCCTGCAAAATTAAGATTCCCCTTAATCTTCTCTCGAATCCATTCAGGAAGGCTGTTAAACACTTCCAAATCAGGCTCGCTCAAATCGAAGAACTTGGTATCGTTCTTCAGTTCAGGACACTTGGCAGCATCCTTGGCACGCATGGTGGCAGTGGAGGCAATGTTCGTATAGAACTTCCCCTTGCTCTCATTAATCACCACAGTTACGTTCACAGGACTACCAAGCATTGCAGGCCAATCGCCGTTATGAACACCTTCAGGATCGAGTGCCTTAGCTCGCTTAGTACTCGTTGCAAGCTCAGCCATGATGTTACGGAGTGGGAAAGTCTCACTCACCCAACGTGGCTTGTCCTCAACATCATTGCCCTTCTCATCCACCATGAAGCAATCAACGAATTCATACGTGGTGGAGATTTCATGTGCAGGTGGCTTAGGATCACCCTTGAAAGCTCGCTGTGGCTGAAGTCCAAAGTCAATCACTTGAACCAAACGTGCAGGATAAGTGCCTGCTTCCATCACCGGCTGTTCTACTTTATTTGCGTTACCGCCTTTTACCTTCGATGCGTTCAAACCCATATTTATTATTTTTCCTTATTCGATTACGATATAGTTTTCTTCATGGTCATACATTGCGCTAACAGGTGCTGAATCACTGCATAGCACAAATACCTCAACATCTTGTGGAAGCTTCTGTAGCTTCTCAATCAGTTCTGCGTTTGTCATTAGTGAACCTCGTACCAGTTTTTACCAATCTTGCCCTGACCTACGTGAGGACAAGCGATGTTGTAGAAACGCCCTGCCCAAGCAATAGCGTCCTCTGTGATTTTCTTTACATCCTCTGCAATATCTTCATCGCATTCAAACGTGAATTCATCGTGGTAGAAACAGATAACATGCACCTGTTCTCCGTAACGATACTTTCGTTTAAGTTTTGCAATGGCGTAGTTGTACGCAGCAGACATTTGAATTGCTTCGTCTGACTGGAGAAGATACACAAGGATTTGATGCTCTGAACTGACCTTGATAGGACGACCGTCCAAGCCAGTGATGATGCCGTCGAAATACTCTACACGTCCGTATTTCGAATTGAACTTCTTTCGTGCTGTGCTACGCCATTCCGCTTTGAGCCTGTCTAGGAGTGCTCCCAATGCTGGAAGGCCTCTGAGGAATTGTTCCTTAAGTTGCTTACCTCTTGCAGCGTTTCCTTTAACAATCTTTCCAATCTTCGCATCTCCGGCTCCAAACAAGAATCCGTAAATGAATGTCTTGGCAGAGTCACGATCAGGGAGATTAGCTGCCTGTTGATTGACCGAATGGAGGTCAGTTCCTTTGTCTTTGTCTCCATTACACAATGCCTCAATGTAAGCCGGATCATTCATCCGGGCTGCTAGTTGTCTTAGTTGGTTTCCATCGGAATCAGTAGATACGAGTACCTTTCCGGGTGGACAGGAGAACATTTCTCGGAGTTGCTTTCCGAAGAAACTCTTTGCAGCGGGGATGTTGACAATGTTTCTGTGCTGCATTCGTCCGGTAACAGCCATCCCGGCAATGCTGCTTGGTATACGTCCATCGTCTCGCACAAGCTCAAGTAAGCCTTCAACGAGAGATTTTCGATGCCTACACTGCACTCGTTTGGAAACAAGCTTTCCAACCTCGCCTTCCACGCCTTCGAATGGATCATCCTTAGAAAGCTTAGGCGACGTTCTTTCTCCATCATCGTTGTAGTTCCATTCTAGGGGTTCCCAACCCTCCTTAAGAAGATACTCAACAACCTCGTTACGGCTGTTTAGATCAACAGGGCGAAAAGCAATACGACTATAGGGGCCACCAACGCAAGCACTCCCGTCCAATCCAAAATGTTTGCTAGTCGATTCAGAAGGCTTGCCGCTTTTGAGGAACGGCTTCCGTACCCAGTTGACTTGTCCATCTTTCTTTACCTCCAAAATCTCAAGGATGTTAGGCAGTTGAGGAATCACTTCATCATCAATCTCTTGCATAAGCTGCTCAAGTTCAACGATGTTGTCAAGCATTTTCTGCTTGTCCACGTACCAGCCATACTCCTCTTGCTCTTGGAGATTCTGGAAAAGCTTGAACGTCAGGAGGAATGCGTCCCTCCACTTCCCACCAGACTCAGCCGCCTCCTTCATCAAGGCGTGGTAGGTGAGTCGGTTGATTTCTACATCTTCTGTACATCGGTGAAGCATTTCAGGAGAATAGTTCTCCCAATCTTCGTGTTCGGGCTTATCAACCCCAACTCTAACGCCCCAAGCATAAATGCTGTGAGGACCTGCTCTACGATCTTTCGCATGTGGAGGAAGAAAACGTTTAGGGTTGAGTGCACGAGACATGAGCAGGGTATCAACCACCTTCCCCTTGTACACATATCCAAGCACCTTCTTCATCATCGGGAAGTCATACCCAATGACGTTGTGACCAATCAGAACATCGCAGGAGTCCATGAAGGCACACATGGCATCTTGCCAAGGGGTGAACGCATCATGTGTGTCTGGACTGAATTTATCTACTTCCTTGCCGTCAAGGCTTGTGAATACGCCGCAATGAATCTTATCTACAGCAGGGTATAGGTTGTTAGCCTCAGTATCGAATATTCGGACTTTCACTCGTTGAGGTAGTCCCTCCGTAGTTCTTCCCTGAAACGGAAGATGGTTTGATTAACTGCAATATGGGAGCTTTCAACCATGCGTGAAATGTCCTTTGCTCCATATCCTTTCTCGAAGAATAGATGCAGGATTTCGGCAATGTGGGGCTTACGGGTTGTGATTCGTTCACGGATTTCAGCAACAACTTTATCCGCATAATGCCCACAAGGAATCCCATCAACCATATCTTCTTCGAACTCAACATCATTGCGCCCTTGGTTACGGTTGTAATGGTCCTTTATCGCATTGACAAGGATGCGATTAAACCACATAGGAAAGGTAGATTTGTCTGGATCGAAGGAAGCAAAATACTTGATTGCTCGCTCAAACGCATCATGAATTGCATCTTCAGCATCCCAAGGTGTTCCTGCACGGAAGGTGAGCTTCTTGACAAGGTTGTTAAAATTCTTTGCATAGAACTCTTCAATTACTTGATTCGTCATTTTCCTCCTCAAGAAGCGCGGCTTCCTTAAGCTTCAGCCGTTCATCACGCTCTTTCTTCCGCTTCTTGTGGTCTAGGTATCGCCGTTCTACTTCTTCTTCGTAGGTTTCAGGATTGATTCGGTAGGTGTGCGACATGTCGTGCAAATTCTCCAAAATGCTCATTGCGGATTTTGATGATAGCTGTGTTAGCTTCTTCTGCGGTTTCGTAAAGTCACTTATTACATTTAATTCCTAAGTTCGTTAAAAGCTCCTGTTGCGCCATCGTAGTACAGAGGTATCTTGCCTGTCTGTCCTGTGTACCGATTCTCTAATACAACAAGAGTACGAAGATTGCGTTCAAGCTCTGGAAGGTCCGGGTCTTTGTTACCTTCCATCCCAATCATGCAATGCGCCGAACGCATCATTGCTCGTGAGCCTGCAAACTGATAGGACTGAACCTGCCCACCACGTTCATGCGGCAAGCCTGCATCTGGAGATTTAAGGTGACAAAACAGGTTTGCTGCAAATCCAAGATCGGCTGCCATAGAAGCAAGCTCTTGGCAAATCTTCTGAAGCATAGTGTTGGCATCAGCAGCATTCACTCCGTTTGTGAACGTAGTGATTGGGTCAACATAAATTGCCTTGGCCCCTTCAGCCACCGCGGATTTAATATCATCCTTCAAGACTTCCCATCCCAACTCTTGGTACAGGTTTAGCATCAACAATCTTTCATCAATAACCCCTACTGCCCTATCGAATGCAGGGAAGTCGAATTCAATCTTAGGATCATGGAAAATCTTGTTGACAATCTTTCCTGCAACGCCTTGCAAAGTACGGGCATTACTTTCTTCTGTCTTAGCAACAAAGCAACTCCAACCATGCTCCGTGATGTTGTGCGCTACAAGGGCATTGAGTAATTCACTCTTGCCCATCTTCACACCAGCACCCCAATAGGTCACTTCACCAAGACGTTGACCACGAGTAATTTCTGTAAGCTTCTGATACGGATAACTAAACCCCCATTCAGCAGGCTTACGGGCCGCTTCAACAACAGAGGCTACCGATACCAGACGTGTGTTCTTCGGCTTGGTGGCGTTGAATCGGATAGCGTTGAATGCCGCAATGCCTTTCCCTTTAATGAGGCAATCATTCACATCCTTGCCGGGAAGAACAGCACTCTTAGCATTCGGGAACACAACCATGCACTTCTCAACAGCCTCCTCACCAGCTTTGTCCGTATCGAATACGAACACAACTTCCTTAAAGACTCTATCAATCTTTGCCTTTAGTTTAGTAAGGTCCTTTGCTGCTGCTGCTGCCCCATGAGGTACAGATACAACGGCGGGGTTAAGGTCTGCGTACTGGGAGCCTCTCGCTTTGTCCTTGAAGATTTGGTAGAGGGCAACTGCATCACATTCGCCTTCCGTGATGTAGAGGGTTTTACCACCTGCTGCAACCGCTTCATTCCAACCGAACAAGTCAACATCTTTGCAATCTCCAATGCTCCACATCTGCTTGTTTTGAATTACACGGGCTTTATACCCAACAAGCACACCATCAAGGTAGTAAGGATAGTAATGAGAAACTGGAGTAGTGCCATCCTCTTCACTAACTCCGATCTTGATACCAAAATACTCAAGAGAGTCAGCACGAAGTTTACGCTCAGGTAGAGCCACAGTACGGTAGTCATAGATTTCCGCAATCTCTTTATCGATCTGCTCTTGGGTTTTTCGAACAACTACAGGCTTATAGTCCTTCGGTTTGTCCTTATACGGATCAGCCGAATATGCTCCGCACGAGAAACAGAATCCGTTGTACGTCCCATCCTCTGCCATGAAAATCTGTAGGGCATGTGCCCCGCATTTAGGATCATCATGGGCAATTTTTTCTACGCAAATCCCTGCCATTCCTCTCCTTATTCTGGATTGCCCTTAAAGTCTTTCAACAACTGGGGGATGTGTTTGGAGCGTTCGTATTCAACAGCCTCAAGCTCCAGCTTTGCATCACGGTATTCCTTTGCAAGACAGCGGAGAGCAAGAGCGCATGTTGAGATAACGCCCTCGTCCTCCATCAAGTCAGCAACTTTCAAAGCACCTTTAATGTCCATTGCGTACCCCATTTCCTTTAGTTGGGTTCGACACCATTTAGATTCTTCGAGAATCCATTTACAAGTAGTCATGCTTGCCGCTCTCTCATACAAGATGCACTGGCAAGCTTATATACAACTTTGTCATCCCCCACGATGTAGGGACGCTGTTGGAAGAACATCTGAAAGTTTTGACATTGGTTTAGGTTTTCAAACCCATCCAATGAAATTGTTTCCTCTTGCCCAGATGTTCCGAACAAGAGGAGGACCAGCACGAATCCGTACATGAGAATTCATTTACAGGTATTCACGGAACTTATTGACATAACTTTCAAGATTTTTTCCTTGAAGGCCACATGCCGTGTTCACTTCATATACGACAGCAGCACCGTCCTTAAAGCCGATATCCGCTGCACCAAAATCCAAACCAAGCGCTGCAACAGCTTTGGTGGCAGCTTGCTTGACAGCTTCAGGAGCTTCAACCCCATCATTTGCAAAGATGAAGCCACCAGCAAGATTACGTACTTGCCAATTAACTTGGTCATCAGGAACTTCCTTTCGACGTGCCTTACGTTGTTGGAAAAGGATTTCATCACCGAACACATGAATCCGGTACTCATCCTTCTTCTTTGTGTACTTGGTGTAGAGAGGGGCTTGAGGAACTTCATGTCCCTTGTCCCATTCGAGAATTTGAATACCTTCTCCACTATGACCTGTGAGCTTGTGCCGAACAACTACATTAGAAGGCTCATGCAGCCACACTTCTGCTTGTGCAGAGTCTGTAGTCCACTCCACCGTAGGAACTTCAGCATCCCGAAACAATTCAAACGTGACAAGCTTGTTAGCGGCATGTCCCACTGCTCCCGGATGGTTGAGAATATCTTCACCAACATCACGAAGAATCTTGGAACAACCCCAGTTGATGATCTTGTGACGGCGCATTGCTTTGCCCTCTCGCAAGAGAACCTTGATACCCAAGCCTTCAGCCAACGCCTTAGCGCTCTTGCTGCCATTCATATACGGATAGATTTTCATTACCACTCCGGGTTCGCTTCTACTTCATCGTGAATAATGTTCGGTTGGACAGCCCAACCACCAACCGGAGCAAATGCAGCCTTAGGCATAGCAACCTTCTTCCTAGGCGGAAGCACCACAATCTTGTACATTCCATCAGGGCCGTAGTCGAGTTGATACCCCTTACGAGCAATACGAACAGCTACGTCATACGACACAAGCTGCCCCAGCTTGTACTCCCCATCATCCTTCGGACGCTTAAGGAAATCAGCAAACTTGAACGGAAGATCGAGACTGATCGAGAAGGATTTCTGAACATCTTTAATCAGTCGTGCATACTGGAATTCACTAGCAATGTCTCCCAACACAGCATCAATGAATGCAACGGGGTCAAGCTGTTGGAACAGGTCAAACACCTTCTGCGGATTGTCCAGCTTGACTGCAAAATCACGCATACGGATCAATGCTTGGCACCACGTACTGATACGATTCACGTCCATGTTGCCTTCCATGCCACGGAACTCCAGCGAGCCATACTTCCGTAGAGCTTCAAAGTTCATTGCGGCATAGCGTTGTCGGTCTTGTCCGATGTGGTGAATGCCTTCTTCACCGTTCTCAAACATCGCATTCACAACCTCAAGAACCCCTTCGGCATCCTGAAGGCGTAGACAGAAGTTGTTTCCCTTACGACTCTTGCCGCAATAGGTCATGAACGGTTCTTCGAGCAGGTAGTAGGTGTACATGAAGGCCAGAAGCTGTTGATACTCAAGCTGCTGGACATTCACATGCACATGCACGCTGCATCGATGACTGAAGTCAAGCACTGCATTTGCTTCTTTCAACCGTTTTGACAACTCAGTAAGGGCTACCGGGATAGCTTCAATCTTTAGCGGCTTCGCCAAGATGTACTCACAACGAGTTTGAGGATAGTGTCCTCGCAAGCTCCCATCATCCTCACTGCGCCAAACAGCTTCATCTAGCGCAATCATGTTGTCGCCTTCGCATTCAATCTCAATGCCAATGTCACCACGTTGGCTCTTGCAGCCCAACAACTCAATTACTTTTTTCATAGCCTTTGTTCAGAAGAAGATGAAGATGTTCAAAGCCTTCGTCAAACTTAATGACGCCACCAATAAAAAGGCCTACTTGTGCAGTCTTGTAATAAACAAGATGGTGATGGTCGATTGCGAATTGCTTGTCAAAAGCACAAGCCCCTTCAAACTGACTGACACGACGAATCGCCTGCTGGAGGGTTGGATACTTGTTCAGGATAGCCTCCCCTAGCTCACGCCTCTCCAAGCCCGCCACGAGCCGGATATACACGTCAGAACGTCCATCCGGGTACGGGACAGGCAGTTGCTGAACATTGAAATTCTCTTTCGAGATTCCAAGCTTGTAGCGACGGATGGCATTACGCACTGCGTACAACACACTGCCGTTGATGTTGACAAAGCCGATTCGGGAAGGAGGCGGTTGGAATGCCTTCATATCGAATTCAACCTGTGCTTCCGTCTGTGCCATCAAATCGAAGATGCGGCAGGAGAAATCACCGCCCACCTTCTTGAACAACACAGGCTTCTTCTGGTACATCACAACAGAGCCTTCGAACTTCTGCCGAATATCGTCAATACTCATTTCGTGCGGCATCAGAAGCCCTCCGTAAACAACTTATACACGCAGAACAACGCGGCAATAGCAAGCCCCCAAACACCAACACAGCACGGAACAAGGAATCCCCAAAATAGAACAGCTTCAAGCATGTGCAACCTCCAACTTTGCGTGTTTGATGATAGCTTTCGCTTCCGTGACATTCGACGTGTTGATAACTTCCTGCACGTCACCAAACGTGTCAACGAGAGCCTTGCCATTCATTAGGTCTTGCATTCCTCGCTGAACCGAACGGAACACCCAACGCATCAGCGTTTCACTCTTGAGCCAAGCATTCGACAGAGTGCGATACTCCACCCCGTAGCTCTTGTATCGGCATGCGCCAGCCTTGCCATACATTTCGCGGCGCTCACTATCCGGGTCATAGAGCAAGGACGGAAGGCCGAGGTAAAAGTCCATCTGCTTGACAACCGCATTAGCTTGCGCCAGATGAATTCCCGATGCTGCGTCCACCCCATCCGTCCAACCGATGTGAACGTGGCCCGAAGCAGTACGGAAAGAACGATCGCCATTAGGACGCGGGTTAGCCATCCCAGTCCATGCATTAAAGTCAGGATCACAGCCAAGCTCCTTTGCTTCTTCCGGTTGGGCTTTCATGTACTCAGGATCGAAGTGAGCCACTGGAGTTGCCACCACTTCATATCCCGGAACCATTGCACACATTGCTGCGAAAACGTCTTGCACATTGAGACAGAATTCATCCTCGCTTGCAGCCGGGTCAATATTGAATTCCAACGCCATACCGTCCACTTGAACAGCACCACGATGAATCTTCTGAGGGTTCTTCTTATCCCCCTTGATAAGACCATGTGCCGACTTGAATACGCCATCCTTCTTCACAAACACTTCAGGATCGCAGCCTACGAGAATTTTAGTCATGTACTACTCCTTAGAAATTAGACTTCCACCGTGTTAACGTACTGTTTGATTTCAGGGTCTTCCATACAACCACCACACAGCGCATCACCAGTCTTGGTAAGACGTGCGCCCTTGTCCAGCATGTCATCTGCTTCGATGTTGTCCCCACAAAAGGCACAGGTGCCATACGCTGCTTCCCAATCTGCCTTGCCGAGGTACTTGCCATCATGGGTTAGGTACTCACCAACAGTGCCAACAGCCGTACATGCATTCGCATCTGCTGTAGCTGTGATGACGATTCCATGCGGGCTCACCTTGTAATACCCAACGCCTTCGCTCTCTGTCTGAACGAAGCCACTGATATCCCCTTCGAACTCACAGCCAATATCCTGCTGAACCTTGTGCTTGCTATGAACGTACAGCCGGATTTCGTAGAAGGGCTTATCAGGACAGAAGCAAAGCACGTACTCTGCTCCACTCTTTTCCTGCACCACCACTACGGCTTCCAATACCAGCTTTTTTGCCTGCATGAACTCCGCATCAACCTTGCTACGGCTGTCTATCTTTGCGTTAGCAGGCTTCTCAAGCTTCGCCACATTGTTCTTAGGGGACTCGCTGCCGTTAGAACCAGTAGTAGTCCCCTTCGTAAAAGAGTGGCGATTGTCATATACCCTCCCCTGTTGATGAACAACTACGGGAGCAGGATCGTTCACGATCTTTCGAAGCATTGGCTTGCCAAGCTTTCCGCCCTTAGCTACAGGAATCGAATGAAGGAAATCTTCTTCGAAAATCTGGATTCCCTTGTGCTTGATATCGTTACGGCCCAGAGCAATCTCTAGCATCCATGCTTCAGATGCCCAGTACAACTGATTGCCTGCTTCGTTGACGCAGTAGTACAACGTCCGTTCTTTGTTACGCAGGAAGTTGATTGTTTCATCTTCCTTGTCCCACCACACGAGAGCCCAAGCACCACGGATGATTTTGATTGCAGCATCCAAGCCATTCTTCTCAATGTGGTGATACAGGTTTTCCGAGTCCACCTTGTAGTCACCAGCGTTGTCCAGCACATGCTTGTTGTGCAGGGTTCCGTTATGGACTCCTACCAACGTGTCAAACTCGAACGGGTGTGCTGTTGCCTTGCTAACACCACCAGATGTGGCATATCGGTTATGGCCGATGACAACACGGTTCTGACGCCCAGTAATTGCCTTGCCGTACAAACGATGTTCGAACAGTTCATGCGGACAACCAAGCGTCTTAGCCACGAGAACATCTTCATTGTGGCGGCCAACACTGGCAACACCAGTGGAATCTTCTCCACGTACAGTGTCAAAAATCAACAAATGCTTCAGTACCTTGTCTGCTTTCGCATCCAGCTCACCTGCTATCCCGACGATGCCACACATAGTTTCTATCCTGTTAAGTTACAAAGTGTCCGATGTATGGACGTGTTTATGCCTTTGTTGCTTTCACTTCCAAATTTACTTCGTTATAGCATTGACGTGAATCGAGATATTTCATATCCACTGTGTCAAAAGAGCCGTCCTCTCGGAAAAGAGCAACAACGCTATTTCGCCCTACTACAATAACTGCACCATTCTCTCTGTTGTATGCCTTCCCCGGAATCATTTGGTCGCGCGATACCGTAGGCACATTCGCCAAATTCACTACCTTAATCATTTCGTTTCCTTAAATTCAGTTTTAAAACAGGCAAACATCGAATCAATCAAATAAGCCATCGGCTCACCATTGCCGCATGCAGGATCAATACCTACACGCTGTAAGATGTAAAGAGTTGCGTGGCAACACTCATGTACCAATGTCTCTAACAATCCATCACCAACGTACATGATGATAGCTGTTCCGTTTTCATCCCAATGCGTTACACCAGCAGCATCTTCCACAGCAAACCCCGCCAATCTTTTGAATAGGTTGGCGTCCTGTGTAAAGAACACTTCTGAGCCGTAGGGGTTTGCAATGTACTTCTTCATTCCATCCTCTGTTACAAAGTGTCAGACGTACAGACGTGACAAATCCCTTAGCGGTAGTACATTTCGCCAAGCTTGTCATTCGGAACAAAGATGGACCAACATTGATAATCGCCGTGAATGCTTGGGCTTTGAACAACTTGGTATCCATCCTTCTTTGCTACATGCAGCCACTTCTTGTGGTGTGCATCCCGCTCTGTAACGCTAAAGAGCAGCATGCCAATCATCCCTTCCTTCTGTTCCTTGCAAGCTTCGATGTACTTGCGAATGTGGGAGTAGGTCTTGAAGTCATTCGTCACCGTGGCACGATTGATGTAGCACGGCAGATGATCTTCATTCCTGAATGCATCCCACCAGTGATACATACCAAGCTTCTCAAGCAGCTTTTCCAGAAGGGACATGTCAGACTCCGAGGTATTTGTTAAGGCAACGAGCGAAGTAGTCTTTCATTGCTTCAAGACCTTCACCATTGAATTCAGGATGGGGTTGGAAACACAGGCTGTTGGTGGCTTCGTAATACACCACTTCGTAGTCCGTATTGCTCACATCCCGCTTGAACACTTCACCGTCATACCACTCACGTTCACCGCCAAGCGTAGCAATTGCAACGATGATGGCGTTATCGCTTGGCATGAACATCTGATGATGAGTGGACGTAACAGGGATGTGTTCACCTGTCTCCACGTCAATCATGTCGTGAGTGCCGTGAATGCCATGCTTGGTGACATGCTGATACATGCGCCCACCACTCATGACATTGAGGAACTGCCCACCACGGCAGATACCCACCATCGGGATTTGTGCTTCTCGTGCCTGATCGAAGATACGCATTTCAAACGAATCACGAGCATAGTCACTGCCTGTGTACTGGTGTTTCTTATCCCCGTACAAGTGGGGCGAAACATCTGCCCCGCCAGTGAAGCACACCAAATCTGCCCCTACGATGTTGCCGGTAGTGGAGAATCCAAGACCTTCAAACAGATTGGCATACTGACCATTGCCGCCTACGATATAAACCTTTTTCATGCTGCACGAGCCTTGTTGATGAGTTGTTCCAGATTACGTGCAAACGCAATCACTTGTTCTTCAGTAGCCTTCTTCACCACTGCCCAATTAGCTTTCACGTCCGTCCATTCGGTTGCCTTCAGGACAAAAGTGTCATACGGTTCCGGCATCTTCAGCACGTCTTTAACTTTCTCGACATGCTCATGAACACGGTAACTCGTCTGTTCACGGTAGGGAGTGGACTTGAGAAACTTCTCGTCATAGCCATTGGCAAAGAACGAAATGAGCGAGCCTGCTGAGATTTCCCCGTTGATCGGCTGATGGCCGCCACCCATCGGATGCTTGGTGTATCCATCGGCTTCTGCAATGAATGCATACGTGGTGAGGAATGCAGCATCTTCCTGAATGCCGTTGTCCATCATGAGCTTCCACACAGCGTTTTGTGCGTTGAACTCGGACAGATAACGCAGAGCTTGACATGCACCAGCTACAGCACCACTCGGAGCTTCTACGTTCATGAGAACGCCATTCTCCAATACGTTCTTTACTGTCTTGCCTTGGAATGCCACGGCCCAAGGGCTGCGATTGACGATGTAATCGACAAACTTGCGATAGCTTGTCTTGTATCCCTTTCCTGCTGCAAGCGCTTGCTTCTCATGTGCCTGCTGATAATCAATCACAGCAACGGCTTCCTTAACATCATCACGTCCACCGTAATACACAGCAAGGCGAGCGTGGCACACGTCACTAAGATGCTTGTTAAGCGTAATCTCGCCAGTCTTTTTGTTCTTCAGGAACACGACATAGCTGGACACACCGCGAACATTCTTAATATCCTCTTTACGGCTCTGCGCAATCAGGTCACGTAGCGCGGGTCCCTTCTTTTTCTTCTCTACATCTTCTTTCTTGCCGATTTCAAGACATTCAGCCAGATAGCTGTACCCGTTAGAGAGTTGATAGGTTTTGGCCCAGTCGTCAAAGCGTTCCACTTTGTATGTCTTGCCAATCGTGGCATCCATTTCGGGTAGCCATTTAGCCTTGCCTCCTGCCACCTTCTTCGCCACCTTGACGTATTCGCCAATCTTGGGAGCGATGATAGCGGGCTTTGCTGCAACAGCTTCGCCATTACCACGGCGCACAAGTTCGAACAAATATTCATCCCAAGTTCCGAGAACTTTGTTATGGTCCCGTGCCGTGCTGATGCAGATACGATGGTTGTCTAGCAACTCCAGCACCTTAAACACATCCGGGAAACGCTCTCCAACTTGTTTAATTAAATCGCCAACAGCAAACGGACGGACAGGAGCAACAAGCTCAAGCCAAGCAGGATGATATGAAAAATCATCTTCATCTTCTTCAACCTTCACCCAACCATTACCCGGAATAATTCGCTTGATCGTCAGAACAACTTGCTCATCGAGAAGCTTATCCATTACACGATCTACCCAACCCGGAGCAGCATTCAAATTATCGGGCTTGAATGCGAGCCGTACACGGTCTCCAACCTTCGGGACATACTTGGGTATAGGTGCAGCCTCAGCAGCCTGTTGTGGCGCTTCTGGTGCACGCTC